CTATTGAAGGTGAAAGCATCGCAAGCCCCTACTATTGATGAAAATGGCATACCTATCTATCCAAGCGACCCTATCGAGTGGCAAGAAATAGGCATATGTCGTGATGAGATAGCAGGAGCGGGGCAAAAGATAAGCAAAGTAGACGGACAAATATTTGAATGTACTGCTACTATCTATGCCCCTAAAGATACACCCCATATAGCATCGGGTATTACCTTGCAAGTAGTAGATACAGAGGGAAATATTCGCCTCGAAAAGCAAGTGATACGATTTTCAAGAGATTACTTTCATTGCCGTATATTCGTATGATAACACCACAATTCATCCCTAACGATATAGAGCGTATGCTACAGCAGAAAATAGCCAAATACGAAGAGAAAATCGTTCGTATCCTTCGTATTGTAGGTGAAAAGTGTATCAACGAAGCACGAACAAATGGAAGCTACCAAGACCAAACGGGTAACCTACGTTCATCAATAGGCTATGTAGTACTACAAGACGGCAAACCCATTGAAAAAGGAGGTTTTAAACTCACAAAGTCAGGTGGTAATGGGCAAACAGAGGGTGAAACATTCATCAAGAAAGTAATATCTCAATACCCAAAAGGTTTTGTACTGGTAGTGGTAGCAGGAATGAAGTACGCAAGCTATGTAGAAGCCCGCAACTACAATGTACTTACTTCCGCTGAACTATTGGCCGAGCGTGAAGTTCCGAAACTCTTAAAAGCATTATCGCAATGAAAAAAACAGCCTCACAAATAGAAGCCGATATTTATAAGTACTTTAAGGATAAGATAAATCCCCTTATCAATGGGCAAACATACCGTAGTGGTGTACGCCCCTTGAACTCACAAAAAGAGGATTGTGTAATATCATTCCTTACTGGCTTAGACGGTCAATATCAAACAGGGGTGATTAACATCAATATTTTTGTCCCTACAGTCAAAAATAACGATAATCAGTATAGGAAAAACTTTGTACGTTGTGATGCTATCGAGCGTGCTTTAATGCCTATCATTGAAGAAGCTAAAACAGCCCTACACAATTACAAGTTGCAACTTCATCAGATGATACAAACCTTTGAAGATACGGATATAAAGCAGTTTTTCATCAACGCAAAAGTAAAATTTAGGTATAACACATTTAATAATTAAAAATTATGGCATATACAGACAATAACGCCACCGCTTGGGGCGAAGTAGAAGTTAAATTCGGTACTCCAGGAGCAGGAAACACTATGGCAACAACCCTAAAATCATTAGGGATAATCAAAGAAGATAGTCTTTCTTGGGAAAAAGAAGACGGAAAAGTGTATAAATGGGTAGCCATTGGAGGTAAAACCATTGACCAAATGAAGGGCGAACCTACATTGAAAATCAAATGTATTGCAAAGAACCTTAACAAGTCTTTGCTTGCTGAAGTTTGGGATATAACAGAAACAGGCGACAAACTTGCTATTAACTCTTTTGTATCAAGCAAAAAACAATCTGTATCACTTGTTCCTAAAGTATCAGGGGCAGAAAAAATAGATATTCCATATTGTTCTGTTGCGGCTACTTTAGCATTTAGCGAGTCAGAAGGGTATAATATCGAACTTGAGATTACTATCCTTAGTCCTGGTGCTGGTAAGCCTTATTTCACCATCGAAAAAGTAGCGTAACCTATGGAAGAAAAAGTAGCACAAACCCTACTTGAAGAACCTACAACAGTAACCATTGGGGGCGAAGCGTATAAAGTCGCTCCGCCCTCTATTTTTACCCTCGTAAGGGCTTCAAAGTACATCAGCAAAATACCCACCGACACTATTAATGAGACTAATATATTAGGTTCAATCATACACAATGCCGAAGAGTATGAGAATATAGCGTGGGCTATAGCAGTAATCCTATTAGGCAATCATTTTACCGAAGTAGTTACCTATCCTAAATGGCAATTTTGGCGTAAAACCAAAAACATAACCAAAGGCGAAATACTGGCAAATAAACTTATTAATACCCCCATTACTGAAGTATCTGCAGCATTCTTTAATATGTTAGCACAAATGGATATACGCCCTTTTTTCGTCATTACCACTTCCCTCAAAGGAATGATGATAACCAAGCCGACGAAGGAAGTGGAGAACGAAATGACAGCATCTGGGGACTTGTAGGCTCATTTGCTAAGCAGTACGGACTCACCTTCGATTACGTACTAAAAGAGATAAGCTACGCTAATGTAATGCTATATAGTGCCGTTATTCCTTCTTATGATTATGATAAGGATAAAGATACAAAAAAAGCATCTCAGAAATCAGAAAAACGTACTAATTATGGGGACTTTCTCAAAGGATTAAAACAATTCACCCAATAATGCGAGATTTACCCACAATCTCGCATTATCACTATAAAAACTAAATCATATGCAACCACAAGACGGAGCTCTATTATTCCAAGTAAGAGCAGACCAATCACAGATACAAAAAGATGTCGAGGCTATCAAAAAACACTTTGAAAAACTCACCGAAAAAGTCAAAGAAGAAGGCAAAAAACAAGCCGATGTATGGCAAACCCTCCTCAAAGGTGCAACCGCCTATTTCACACTACAAGGGGCACAATCATTCATTAGTCAAATGGTAGCCGTACGCTCCGAGTTCCAACAACTCGAAATATCTTTTGGCACTATGCTCAAGAGCAAGGAGAAAGCCAACGCTTTAATGGCACAAATGACTGATTTAGCTGCTAAAACCCCTTTCGGATTACAAGAAGTATCTGAAGGGGCTAAGCGCTTACTTGCCTTTCAAGTTCCTGCTCAAGAGGTAACCGAAACCCTTCGCCGTATGGGCGATGTCGCCGCAGGGCTCGGTGTCCCTATGGGGCAACTCATTCACGTATATGGGCAAGTCAAAGCACAAGGAAAGCTAATGGCCAACGACCTATACCAGTTTATGAATGCCGGTATTCCTATTATAGCCGAACTAAGTAAAGTCGTAGGCAAGAGCGAAACCGAAATCAAAGATATGGTTAGCGCAGGCAAAATAGGCTTCCCCGAAGTACAAGCCGTTATTAAGAATATGACCAACGAAGGAGGCTTGTTCTTCAACCTAATGGCAGAGCAAAGCAAGTCGTTAGGCGGACAAATATCCAACCTGCAAGACAACTTCGACCAAATGCTCAACGAAATAGGAAAGGCAAGCGAAGGCGTAGTATCAGGAGCTATTAGCGGAGTAGCCTATTTAGTAGAAAACTACCAAACACTCGGCAAAATCATCGCAGGGCTCATCACCACCTACGGAGCATACAGGGCCGCTGTTATTGTCAATATCACCCTTACACGCAGCTGGGCAGTAGCGGCTCGTGCCGATGCCATCGCCAAAGGCATACAAACTACCGCTACCAATATAGCAACCACAGCCACCAAAGCCCTCAATGCCGCTATGAAAGCTAACCCATACGTATTGGTGGCCACCGCCTTAGTCGGATTAGTGTCGTATATGGTACTATTCAACAAAGAAGTATCCGTAGCCGAAAAAGCCCAAAAAGCCTTCAACGAAGAACAAGAACGCCAAAAGAACCTACTACAAGAGGAACGCAACGAAATCGACAAACTCATCGAGGTAGTAAAAGACGAAAATGCAGCCAAAGGGCAACGCTTAAATGCCCTCAATAAGCTAAAAGATATATACCCCGATATATTCAGTAAGTACAAAACCGAAGAGGAACTCATTCGCAACATTGCTAATGCACTAAAAGAGGTCAATAATGCACAGAAAAACAAAGACCTCCAAATGGATAAAGCCTATATCGAGCGTTTGAAAGTACAACGAAACGGATTAGAAGCAAAACTAAAAACAGCAGCTAATCCCGTAGATATAGCCAATTACAAAGAACAAATACAAGGTATAAATATTCAGATAGACAAAGCCAGCAAGCAGCACGCTTGGCAATCTACCCTCAAACGCATTGATGATATAGCCGAACTATCAGCCGATGAGCAAGCCAAAGAGCGCAAACTGATGATTGAGGAATACAACCGTAGACACAACGCTAAGCAAGCTAAAAACCAAAACCTTTTAAAAGAAGGCGAAAAACAGGATATACGCAAAACTACCCTATCGCCGCTTGCCACTACAGGCTATGAAAACTTTTCTGATGCCGATTTAGGGCTTATCATTAGCAAAGCTAAGCAATTAGAAGAAGCAGAAAAGGAACGCAATAAAGTCATAAGCAACCGCAAACAACTACTTGCCGATTTAAAAGACCTGCAACAGAAAATAGATGCCCTACAAAAAAAAGATTCACACACACAGAATGATATAGACGAATTAAACAAACTAAAAAAGGAAAAAGAGAACAAACAGGCACAACTAAAAGGCGAGTACAACGAGCAAAGCAAAAAAGCCACAACAAAAGCCAAAAAAGAAACCCTTCCAGAGTTCGACACTGAAAAAGCCAACAGAGACCACCAGCGACAAATCCAAGACGACCTTTTTAGGCAAGAAGAAGCCCGCATCAAGATAATGCAAGACGGAACGGACAAACGCCTTGCTATCATACAATTAGAGTACGACAAGCAAGAAGAGGAAATCAGAAGGCGTTCAGAAGACCAACTAAATGCTTTCATCGAAACTGAAAAACAAAAGGCCGAGGCATCAGGGAAATGGAAAAAAGGAAAAGACTTTGACACCAATACCGAAGCAATCAATGCCGAAAAAGCCCGCCTTGCTGAAAACGAAAAGACACTTTTAGCCGACAATGCTGAGTACCAACGTATTCAGCAGGAACAGGTATATAAAGACTTGTTAGAAAAGTACCAAACCTACACCGACCAGCGCAAAGCCATTGAGGAAAAATACAATGCTGATATAGCCACCCTACAAGCCAAATTAGGGGC